TAGTGATACCATTTATGTATATCGTCAGATAGGCTTGGTAAGCAGCAAATAATGCAGATGCATTATATGGAGTAGTGACATCTGCAATTTGGTTAGCGCTGTTTAGTGCATCCTGTTGAGCTTCAAGACTTAATAGTCTGTACATGGCATTATCTTTCACCTGTACAAAGTGGGCCTTACCAGCACCAAAGATGACATTCTCTAGCTTCAGAACATTACCTAAAAATGGTTGTCCAAAAGATGTTTCAGGAGAGTTGAATACATGTCTGTACTTAGATCCTTCCTCATCAAATCCGTTAAGTTGAGTTGGAGCACATAGTCCATAACCAATAGTGTCTAATAACTCAACACTATATCCACCATCACCACTACTATAAGTGGGAGGACTTAAAGAAGGTATAATTCTAGAAGTATTAATAGTTGCATCTACTGTCCACTCTCTTTCTAAAAGTGCAGACCCCACTCCAGTAGGATCACAACATCCGTTTGTTGGATTGAGAGCACAATACTCTGCCCAATCAGAATATCCTGAATAAGGAGGAAGTAAGTTTGGACCAAAACCAGTTATTGCACAGGTACCAACAGGAGGATAGTAATTAAATGTTGTAACATCACTACCTTTTACAGTAAGCTTATACCAATTGTAGGTATTAGATATAATTGATCCAGCAGCTCCTCCATCAAATGTAGGAGATGGAAAGTTTAGAGCACATAGATTAAATGATTCATTCAGAGGGAAGTCACCACCAACACCAATTGTTTTTGTAACACTTTCTCCTGAATAACAGTCAATATATTTTATTGTACCAGCTGATATAGCATACACAGTGAACTGTCTACATACAGAGGATGTACTGTTTGCAGCAAGAGGAATAGTGTAAGCATTGCTATTTTCAAGCAAGAATGGATCTTGTCTGAGATCGTTGTAAGGATAGTTGGGGAAGTAGTAATCTGTACCCTCTCTATTATACTTACCCACGTTTCTGAGGATACCCTTAGCTACGATAGATTTATTGTTGCTTCTATCACCACGAATAATCTTAAATCCAGCTATCTCATTCTTCTGTTCAGTGGTTAGGTTAGAAGCCTGAATAAGGGATGCAACTTGTTGTACATCTATTCTAACACCTAATGGGAAAATAGCATCCTTCTGGATAGCCATAGAGTTTTGGCCTGTGAAGATGGCAGACTCAAATATAGGACTTACCAGTGCATCTGGGAACTTATGATGCCTAATTGGTTGACCAGCTAGGTCTCCCCACAATTGCTCATTACAAGGATAGTTTTCTGTAGATTCCCAATATGCAAACTCACCATATTGATAAGGTCCTTTGTAGTCTGTAGCAGTAGAATATCCAGGAGAGAAACCTGTTACTACAGCTGTGTTGTATATCTTCCAATAAGGACTAGTTCCTGTAAAAGGATCTGGGTCACCTATAAAATCATCATTACTTTGAGAAACAGGAGATAGGTCTAAAACATTTGCTACTCTACCAGGAATGTGGAATCCATCAGTTTGTTTACCATTCTGAAGGAGGAACACTATCTCAAAAGCATACACCTCATCCCTTAAATACCCACGCAGGTTAGTAGCATTTAGCTCATCTGCATAACTCTCATTAGCAGGAATGCGATAGGTTTCCCACTGAAGGTCAATACCATTAGCTATCTTTTGGTAGTTAATTCTTTCAACAGATGTAAGCTGGTCCCACACTAATACATCACGTACAGCTGTCAAATCTTGAGCAATCTCGTAATATGGAAACTTCTCAAATATGTCATTAATAGTAAGACGAATATTAGTTTTATTCTGACCTGTGTAAGTGATTACCTGACTTGCACCATCAATAAAATATGTACCTATCAACTCTACAGAAGTGATGGCATTTATAGTTTTGATAACTGCTATATTAAAATAGTCATATAGTCCTGTGTTATCTAAGTTGCTGACAGTGAGTTCAATAGACCTACCCACCTGATAATTAAAATTAACAGTGGTGATACTTGGATCAGCAATAGGAGTGGGATTGGTTACAGAGTAGTAGGAAGTGAAAGGATTTCCAGCAGGATCACAATACTGAATAGCAAACTGGTATGTACCAGCCTGAAGATCTCCTCCTGTAGCTATTCTAGTGACATCCAACTGAGGTATAACAAAGTCAGGCTGTACATTTAATCCATTACAATCTATCTGATCACTATACACAGGATCGCACGCAGGGGTGCCTCCTATAAGAATATAGGGTAGGTTGTCTGGATTGAGATCAATATATCTACGGGGATTAAGTCCATCTGTCCAATATACTTCTGTTGTACATTCTGTAATTCTGTGGACAGACTTATGGATGGGATTGTTGATATTAAAATTGAGACAAGGAGCACTTATATATGTACGATAGATACAATCATTATTATCCATGTATCCAATCTCAGAAGCACCTGTTTCTGGATTGGTAATAAAGAACACATGTTTACCCTTCTCTTGGATGAAGTGTGTACCTATCAATACAAAGCCAGAAGGGAATGTAACACAAGGTTCATTCCCTGGCTCATTCTGATAGTTTACAGAATTAGAGTCAAAGTTCTCAACAGTTGCATTTAATGCATAGGTTAACTTACCCTTTGGAATCTGATTAAGGGTCTGGTCCATGTTAAGACCAGTCGTAGCATTATTATACTCCTGCCTAATATTGCCTTGTTCCTGTTCAGCCATGGGTATTAGTTATTACGTCTCCAACCATATCTATTAGTACGGTTGGGTAGTTCGTACATATTAAATCTGTTAAGGTCGTTCTTAATTCTACGTTGCTTAGTCCAAGGATCTTGCTTCTTAATCTCGATATCAGCCATGATGAATGCTTCCTCAGCCTGTTGTTTGTAGAAAGCTAGTTTCTGCTGAAGCTGATTGAATGTCTCATCATTTGTCTGATTGGTGAGCGTTTCAATTATCTTATACTTAATGAAAGCTTCAACATACTCCCTAATACGATAGTTGTCAGGAATCAGTTGGTTTCCACCAGCATCATATTCTGTAGCATAGAAAAGTAGATGAACCACTCCATTACGGAAGTTGGTTACAAACTTATTATCTCTGATGTCAAATGAGTCATACCAAGCAGAACCAGGAGTGAACTCATTAATAGGAGGTGCCTGTTGGTAGAACTCCCAGTTACTGGTATAGTCTACACCACAGTTACCCTGTGCGGAGATATTACCAGGCTTGAGAAGATATTCCTTTCGATAGGTAACAGCAGCTTGGTTGTTTGTCTTGTAGACAGCCTGTACCAGATTGGGCATACATTTAGGACAGAACTCCTGACCACAATTACCCTCCTCACAAGGATTACCATACACAATTACAGGGCTCACCTGAATTGTTGTAGAACTAGCAGCCTGTGAATAGAAAGAATTAGCTTGTTGGTAAGGAAAACCATTTACAGCTGTACAAAGCCACGCCTCACGAACAGCAAAAAAGTTGTCTGGGAGTCTAGCCTCATAGTCACAGATGTGCAGGATTTCTTGGGAAATTACATAAGTGGTTCTACCCAGCTTCCTGAGACACTTGTCCAGGTAGGTGGGGAACATCAAATCATCAACAGCTCCTGTATCAAAATAACTTTTGAATTCCTCCTTAACGGTGGCATACACAGGCGCTGGGCTGATGAAATTATATTTGTAATAGTATGACATCTATTTTACTTTTTCCATTCACGATATATATGCTGATACTTGTCGTTAGTTTTTAGATAGTGGGAAAGTAGTCTAGAAGTGTTTCTGGAAGGTTTGAAGTACCACAAACTTGATTGTTTAAGTCTTGCTGTGTCCTTAAACCATATCCACCCAAAGAAATAACCCTCTGTGTGGAAGTTGAAGTTATAGATACGTTTACCTTTCTCTTTTGTCTTTTTCCAGTCTATAGGAAGATTGACAAACTCTTTACCATCTATACCCTTTACCTTTCTACGTTTTTTCTTGTTAATCGAAAACTCACCAAATCCAAATGGAAGTTTTGATCTTTCTCCTGTCTCAAGAATGTATTCTTTGAAAGCATCATTATAGGAATAAACGATGTTTCTCCATTCGTCAAACGTTAGTTTGATAGAGGGGTGCTTCTTGCAGAAACTATTGTAGTTTTCTTTACTAGCGCTTCGCCAGTCTATTTTCACTCTCATATCATCTCAAGTTTGGAGCGTTTGGTGCTTGACCATCAACTCCATCACTTGTGATGTCTGTCTTCAATTTGAAATACGTAGAGAGAAGCTTTTGAGAAGTGAGCTCTAATACTTGCTTTTCCAGGTATCCTGGAACAGGTGATTCCTTATCTAGAGGATTCATACACAGTTGTTCTGTTGTATACTCAGGAGTTCCACATCCACATTCGGGATACATGATCTCGTTTGGAACATCTTCCTCAAAGAGAGCAACCAGTCTGATTGCTTTTAGGAGGGGGTTGTTCACATACAGATAACCATTAGAAATCCAGTAGTACTCTTCCTTTTTGATAATTGGAAGCTTGAGCAAGTTTACGTATCGGTTGATGGTTATTTCTTTCAGTTTCTTTCCCTGACCACTCATTGCATTGATAGAGTAAACTCCCTGGATAACATACTGGTAATTACCTTCTGTAATTCTAGGAAGCTTAAACTTTGTTCTACCTACAGTGCAAGGATCGACATAATCACAGCATTCTGAAATAGGAACTTCTATCATCTCCAAACAGGGGATGGTAGTAAAAACTGTATCGGTTGCCCATAGCTTCCTCAGATTAGTCTCACGCTTTATCAGGAGGAAGGCATTGTTCTTAATTTCAGACATGACAGCTCTATCCGTGATCAAGTTGTCCGTGGAGAGCAACTTGTGCATAGAGCGTACATCTGAAACTAACTTCCTAAAAGTTGACATTATAAATACTGTTTGAATATATTCGTTATACCGTCTTCACTATCTATCAGGAAACCTGTCACCTCACCCTTCACAACTGTATAACCGTTCTTATCATCCCAGCTACTCTTGGCTGTAGAGAAGGCAGGGAGCTGGTAGAACTTAATACCGTTGAAATCCAGACTCACCTCATGGTGTTTGTCTCCTGTAAATATGTAGAAATTGTCATGGTCTGACCACTCATTCTTAAATTCCATAGGGAACAAACCAGCAAGTTTTGCAGGCTTCAAAGCATCCCCATGGTTAAACATGATTGCTGAGGTTCCATAGCTCACGTACTTTCTGTATCTTGGAGAGATGTCAAAGAACACACGCTCCTCGTTTCTAAAGTAGGTTTGTAACCAGCTAGCCAGATGCCAGCCTACAAACTCATCGTGATTACCAGCTACAAATATCACACTAACTGATTTACCCTTCTGAAGGAGAAGGTTAATGACGCTCACCTCATGGTCACATATGGCTTGGAAAGCTTCGTGATAGGAGAGGATATTTTGCTGGGGAGTACCCTTTGTAGTTGTGTTAGTGAACTCACTATTGAACTCATCAGAACCAATAATATAGTTGATATCTGTGAGATTGTTGGCTAAAGAGGCTTGATTTAGAATGATTTCCACTCTTTGGATAAAGTCACCAAAGCGCTCTTCTATATCATTCTTTCCTCCAATATCTAGCTTGTTTAGGTGGGAGTCCTGTTTGTTTATGATTAAACAGGCATCCTTCTTAGCTCTATCAAACTTTGGAGCTACTATCTCAGGGGAACAAGGTTGATAGTTCTCAAGGAAGCAAACAAAGCTGTCTTGGAATATCTGCTCATTCTTCTTAACCCCTAACCAAGCTTTCACCTGGTAGTGAGGCTGTTCAGCGTTTCCCCAGTAGTTTTGGACGTATTTAGTTATCTCCCACTTATCTGTATCAATCTTGCACTTTTCAATCAACTCGTCTAAACTCTTGATTTCTTCTTTAGAGTTGAGCACCACTTCACCTGTTCCCTTCTGAATGTCCTCAAAGAACCTTACCACTTGATCCTCTAGTTCTCCAATGTAGTTTGCAATTTCTGCAGTTTCTTCAGCCAATTCTGAGCCTCGCAGCTCCTTCATCAATTCATCCACCTCATTTTCTGTAATGTTGAGTTTGTCTGCATAGAACTTTTTGCTCTTTTTCCAGTGAAGCATTTGCTCCAGCTGTTGCAGAAGGGATTGATTTTCAGGCATTTACGTTTTAGTTTAATTAAAATTGCCCTAAAGGTACGAAGGTTTTTGATATTTTCCAAATTATTTTAACCAACCTAATTATTGATACTAACTAAGTTAGTTATAAAATAAAAACTCCCCAGGGTAGAAACCCCAGGGAGAAGCCCTGAAAACCAACAAACAGAGCTTTTTTATTCGTTTTTATAGGACTATGAAGGTCCTATTGTAGTGGTTGATGTGGTGGTTGATGTACTTGATGTAGTGGTAGTTGTTGTTGCAAGATCATTACATCCACACTCTGTTTGATTTCCAGTTGGTGTACCTGTTGCTCCACCGTAGAAAGTTACACCACTTCCATCATTACAGAATGAATATACTCCTGAATTAACAGCTTGAGTTTGAATATTTCCTGTTTGACACTCAAACCATTCTGCAGTTCCAGATCCTGTTACATTATACTCTATGTTCAAACAAGGACTTAAACAAACAGTAGTGGTAGTCGTTGTAGTGCTACTTGTACTAGATGTAGTGCTAGTAGAACTTGTTGTAGAAGTGCTACTGCTTGTAGTTGTTGATGTAGAAGTGCTTGTACTACTTGAGGTGGTAGTAGTTGTAGGTGTATTACAGCTTCCTATTAGAGTGAATACAGTTCCGTTATCTGAATAAGGATTTCCAATTTCATCACAGTTACAGAACTGACCTGAAGGATCTCCGTAATTTACAGGGACTGCTTCTATAACACCATCTAAACATCTATAGTAGTGAACAACATCACCTCCTAAAGGAATTGATGCTCCATCATATTCCCAAGTATTACATGTAGGACAATCAAATATTGTAGTTGTGGTAGTTGTGGTCGAGGATGTACTTGTTGATGTACTAGTTGATGTAGAAGTGCTTGTGCTCGTACTACTTGATGTGGTTGTTGTTGTACATAGTGGTGTACAACAAGGCCCATAAGAGATAATCGTGTACACCGCAGTTCCTCCAAGTGTGTTTACATTAATACAAGCACCATCTGTACCTTCAAGCAAGTATTGACCTACTAGAAGATTAAGTATCTTTTCAACACCACAACAATCTTCATATGTAACTGATCCTTCTACAGTGATGTTCAAAGTGACATTATCTCTACAGAAACATGTTGTAGTGGTTGTGGTTGTAGAAGAAGAAGATGTACTAGTTGTTGTAGATGTAGAACTTGTAGAAGATGTTGTGCTTGTTGTAGAAGATGTACTAGAAGTGGAACTTGTACTACTTGTTGTTGATGTTGTACTAGACGTAGAACTAGTGCTACTAGTTGATGATGTAGTACTTGTAGTAGAAGATGTACTTGATGTAGAGCTAGTGCTACTAGTAGAACTAGTGGTGCTAGACGTGCTAGACGTACTTGATGTACTACTTGTAGAACTTGTTGTACTAGAGGTACTAGAAGTTGTGGAAGTAGAAGAAGAAGAAGTGGTGGTGGTTGTAGGGCAACTTGGTGTAATACATCCTCCACGTGTAACTATAGTGTAAACTGCAGTGCCACTAAGAGTGCTCACTAATACACCATTTGGATTTGAAATATTTTGTAAAGGATTTGGTGCAACATCAATCTCTATATTCTCATTGCAGCAACTCTTATAAGTCAATGATCCTGCGACTGTTACACTAACATTCAACTGATTAACACAAGGGCATAAAGTAGTGCTAGTTGTTGTAGTGGAGGATGTAGAAGATGTGCTTGAGGTGGTGCTTGATGTGCTACTACTTGTTGTAGAAGTTGTTGAGCTAGTGGAACTTGTAGAGCTTGTGGAACTTGTTGTGGAGGATGTAGTACTACTTGTTGATGTAGTGGTGGTTCCACATGACCCTAGATAGGAAAAACTCACTCCTGGAAGGGGAGGAACTACTAAAGACCCTGCACAAGCACACAAATAGATAGTGTTAAATGCTGGTACCTGTACGTTTGCAAGACTTCCTTTGTATGCCTCACATTTGAGGTAGGTTATATTAATTGGTAAAACTGAGTTGTTTGTAACAGAATAGTATCCACATGTAGGGCAAACGACAGTTGTTGTTGTTGATGTTGTAGAACTTGTACTAGAAGTAGTACTAGTGGTGGTTCCACAACAAAATTCAACTGAGTTCTGAAGGATAATGACTTGTTGCTTTATATCACAAATTGCAGCGTCCAATTTTTGAAATGCCACAGTGAGAGTATCACATTTGTCAATTCCTGTACAAGGAAGATCGTCTCCACTATACGCAATATATTCACTCTGAATAGGTTGCGCATTACAAGGATCATTACCTGTACAACCACAGTTGTTTACAGATACGACTGATGTGCAGCAAGGATTTTCAGGAAGGAATATCATTTTGCGTATAGAGGGTTTTTATTAGAAAGAACAGCTTCCAACAGATGTAAGAATTTGTCCAGTTAATGGATCAAATCCGAATGATGGTTGTATACCAGCTAGATTTCTTACAATATAAATATAGGATGTTGTGTTAAACGGATTTGTACATGCAGGATCTTGATAAACTATAGTACCTGTTGTAAAGGTGTCTCCTTGTTGTAAGTATAGGTTATTAAATACAGCTCCTGTACAAACATCCAATTGTTCATTAGACAAAAGAACATCTACTGGGTATCCAGTGGTTGTTGTAGTTGTAGTTGTACTACTAGTGGTACATGGATCACAAGGTCCAACAACTGTGATTGTTGCTTTTGGAGATGTGGGAACAGTTATACTACATACAGTAATTCCAAGATCTGGACCCACTGTTTCTACTTTTGGTAACTTATCACAGCAGTCTGTCCAATACACCTCTGTAGGACCTACAAAGTTATTAACAGCGCTAAATTGAGTACATGCAATTGTAGTGGTTGTAGTTGTTGTAGAAGAGGTGCTACTAGTTGTAGATGTGCTACTGGTAGTAGATGTTGTGCTAGAAGTAGAAGATGTGCTACTAGTAGTCGAAGTGGTTGAACTTGTAGAGCTAGTAGAGCTTGTAGAACTCGTAGAACTTGTAGAGCTAGTCGTAGAACTCGTTGAACTTGTCGAACTAGTAGAACTAGTTGTACTTGTAGTGGAACTAGTAGAGCTAGTAGAACTGGTAGAACTAGTGCTACTTGATGTAGTACTAGTAGTTGGGGAAGCTGTTGTACTTGTTGTAGTGGTACAGCAGTTCTGCAATACTTGTTGAAGAATAAGTATCTGCTCCTTCAATTCACATATTTGCTCATCAGCCTTCTGAAGAGCTACAGTGGCTGTGTCACAGGTGTTAATTCCTGTGCAGGGGAGATTTGGTCCACTATAACTAACACTATCAGTGGGTAGCAATTGTGTGGAACACGGATCTCCTCCTACGCAAGGAGTAGTGTTCACGAGGGGATTCGTATAGCAGTTATTTTGAGGAGCAGACATTTGTATGTAAGGTTTAAGGAATGTACATAATATAATAGCATCCAAGACCAGGTTGGAAGTTAGGATGACCTAATCCTCCTCCTGCAGAAGCAACGCTAACTGATGTGTTAACGGTTACAGTGGTGGATGATGTTGTATAGTTTACCCCTGTTCCAGTTTGTACCCATGTGTTGGCACTACCTGTTTCATTTGCATCTACAGGATTACCAAATGCAATTGTGTGATTGTGAGGAGCTGCTGTTGAAACAGCAGTTGCTCCATGGGAGTGAGCAGGTATTTGTGGGGTGGTAAGAACAACAGTGTTAGCACCAACTGCCCCTCCTAAAGAATAAGCAGGATTTCCAGAAACTGCAGGATCAACTGCTGGGTTCAAAGGTCCTCCACCCATTCCTGTTGTAGCACCTACACCAACACGTCCTCTTTTATCAGGAGTACCGTTGTTACCGTTACACAAGTAAATCTTTTCAAAAAGACCAACACCTGCACCAGATACATCAAAATTACCACTGATAGCACCATAGTATTCAACTACAGTGAATGGTACCATCTTGGTGTAATACTTAGTGCTGGTTGTGCTAGTTGAAGCTATGTAGGCTGCAATCAGTGCATTAAGGTCAGCAAGCTTTACATAGTTTGTACTAACGTTCAAAGCAAGGGCATCAAGCTCAATCTCCAGTCCACAAATCTTATTGATGGCTGCCTGAAGGATGGCATGAGTTCCAGAAGTAGAAGTTACGCCTGTAAGACAACCAACTGTATAAGGTCCTTCTAGAGCAGCAAAATCAGCCTCGACTTCTTTCAATCGGGTGTCTAGCTCACAGATGGCCTTTATAAGTGCTTGAATTACATTAGGTAAGGTGAGTTCTTCACACTCTACCAAGTTCTTATCTATAATCTCACAGATGATCTGAGGATTGATATTCAATGTTATACCCGTTCCATTTAGGGTGGAGGTGAGAAACTCAATCAGAGCTTGTTCAACATACGAAAGAGAGTCTCCTGTTTTAATACCTAAAACAGGAACATCTATACCAGTATATCGTACACACTGATCTGATACAGTTTCTGTGCAACCATTATAGCAATTTGAACAAGACATTTATTTATATTTTAAAAGTTTAACTCTGCTAGCTATCATATTCACTGTATAGCAAGCAGCGTAATCAGGATTACAATACTTGTAAGTAAGTATTCTTCTATAGTTTATGAGATCCAACATTACCCCTCCAGGTACAGGTTGGTTCAACATAAACACAACGTTATTGTACAAATTGTTTCCAAGCTCTGCCAACTTGCAATCTATATCAGCAAGAAGGGCAGGGATGCTAGCGCATTCTGGACAATTTGTAAGCCTGGGTGATAGCATTTTTTATAAGTTTTCTTCCTTGTGTGGCGGCAGCATTACAAGCTGCACAAAGGCCATTAATCAATTGACATCCGCATCCAAACTTGGCTCCACAGTTTCTACATACAGCCATATTAATAAAAGTTTATTACATAGTTGGTTCCAGAGCATCCACAGTTGTTCTTAATGAAGTTGTTCAACATCATGTCTGCTTGGTTATATAATTTAATTGCTTCTACATCAGCACAGTTATTAGCGGCAGCAATGGCCCCTTGTATAAAGAAATAGATAGAGTTTAAGTCCACCTTTGCTTGTGTCTTAATAGCTCTATCACATTCCATCATATCAAGCTTCATAAATGCACCATCAAACTTCTCTTGTATCTGTTCTACACGCATAATTGACTTCTCTACAAAGTTCTGATATGCAGGAGCTACAGAGTATTTTAAACGATAAACCCCATCAGGTAGAGGTTGATCTACACCGACAGGAGTTATGCCTAGATTTGAAGTGGTGAATATATTAAAGTCGTTGACACTAAATGGTCTAATAAATGTGCCAAGTGCAGGTACAGTTATCTCAATGGACGCACCAGAAACAACAGGAGGATTAGTTGGATAGATAGAAGCATCAGCAACCCCTAGCGTTGTTACGTTGTATGTGGGAATCACTAATATATCTAATTTTAAATCTGCCATGCTGTTTGAAATAAATAAGCCAGAGGATCTGAGTTTTAATCCTCTCACCTCTGGCTTAGGTTATATGATATTGTTTTCCGCTTCTACTCTTATGGAATAAGTGTAGTTGTAGAAGTGGTTGTGCTAGTAGGTGTACCAGTCGTAGTGGACGTAGTTGTTAAACATGGTCCGTTTTGAGCAGTTACAGCACCAAGACCAGCTACAAGAACAGCCTCAAGAGCAGTTTCCATAGCGCTATCTTTCTGAACAGCAATGATTACAGTGCTGTCTTCTTTGATATAGTCGCCCCAGCTGTATTCAGACTTGTTGTACTCGTTGAACTTGATGTAGTAGGTAGTGTAAGTTGTACCATCACTTACCCAAGACTCAAAGTTCTCGTTGTAGCCATTCATTCTGTACAAATGCTTCAAGTAACCAGCTTGATAGCTGTAGAAGTTCTTCTCTAATTGTGCAATCTCTGCAGATGTACCACTAGCGTAGTTAGAACGCTGTACAATTACAGGAGTAGCTACAATGTTACAAGCATCTGCTACGATGAAGTCAGCAGTTGTTGCAGGTCCGTTGTACACGAATGTACGGAACCACATACGGTCATACTCATAAGGGAATGCTGCTACATCACAAGGTTGACCATACTTAGTAAGAGGCTTACCAGTAATAACCAACTTAGCATTCTGATCGTTACCAACACGTTGGAACTCATAGAAGTCAGTGAAAGTGATGTTGTCAGGGTTGTTTCCAGGAGCCTGCAGTAAGAAATGATAGATGATGTCATCAATCAAAGCAGGTACATCAACTAGATCACAAGGATCTCCACCACAGTCACAGCAAGGAGCTTGAACTGTTACGGAACGAGTGAAACCGTTGAAATACAAAGTGTCTAAGTAGCTAGAGTGAGCACGGAGAGTTACGGTAATAACATCACCACACTTCACATTCCAACCACCAACTTCTGTAATCTGAGTGATAGGAGTAGGACATCCGTCCACTTTATACCATTCAGTTACATTGCTGTTACAACCAGCACCAGAAGGACAACCTTTAATCTTATCAGAACGCTTAGAGCCTTGCAGATAAGTGTTTGTACGGCCCTGCGCAACATAAAAGTAAGGAGCAGCAGCGATGTTAGCAGCTGTTGCTAATGTGTAGTCAGCTTTGAAGATACCAACCTGACCAGCTGTTAAATTTTGCGTAGATCCAGAGCTAGGGAGCGCAGTTTGCCCTACTGGTACTACGAACAGCGTAGTTAATGAAAAATCAGCCATTTTGCTTTATTTTAGGTGATTAAAAAATTATTCGTTTGTCTGTATTCTGAATTGTGCACTTTGAACAGCAGATTGGTTCTCAGTGTACATTGCAAGATTTTGTACTGTTAAGTCTAACAACTCATCCTCTAGATAGAGTTCAAGTTCGCAGTCCTGATCAAATGATGGTTGCCCGTCTAACATGATATATCCTGTCTTGTTTATATACACAGGATAGCGCATATAGGACATGTAGATATCTTTTGGAGTGAATGTACCATCAGTGAAGATGGATATTTCATCTGTCGAAAGGAAGTTGAAAGTCTCTTGGTATTCAAAGCTTGGTTTGTAGTGGGTGTTATTCAGGATGAACTGAAGGTCACCATGTTTAGCCAAATCTCTGTTAATCCAAATCTTTCTATCCTTACACACCCCTTTGTCAGCAAGTACATATGCATCTATATAGAACATATACTTGGGATCAAGCAGGTGTAGATTAGCAAACCATTGATTTAGTTCTGGATTCTTAAGTGTTAGCTTAAGAGGTTGATTGTTATACGTGACCACTAAGCTTTGGAGGTCCTCATAACGCTTCTTGAAAGCATCGAGACCCATTCCACTTATTACACTAAAACCATCAACCTTTTGTTTTATCAGCTTAATCTGAGCTTCATTCAAAGCCAAGATCTTATCTTCTAAGTTTATTTGCTGGTGAATGTTGGTCGATAGTTTATTTAGTTTTTGGTCAATCTTATATAATAAACTATCTACTGGTATCATACTGCAGCTAATTTCTTAGTTTTCAACTTACCTTCGAGAGTGAGGAGCAAGTCCTGATTATCATCGTCAGCAAGCTGTTTAATCAAATCATCTTCGTCCTTAGCTATTTCAAACTCACCCTCGTAAATCTTACCATTAGGTTTAGCTCTATATACAGAATGAGAGATTGCTTGTTTCACTAAGTCCTTGATATGGAGTAAGTTATCTTTCATATCTGCGAAGCGTGTGAACACTTCAACAGGATTTAACCCTTGATACTTACCGTTTTTAAACTCGGTTTGTTTGAGGACAT